TGTGGCTACCGCAGCTGTAGCGGCTGCCTCACGCTGCCGCGCCTGGGCCAGCTGGATGGACATCTGCGTCTGGACCGCAGTGCCGCGCGCCGCCGCAGCCTCGCGAGCGGCAAGGATGGTAACGGTTTCGGCCTTGCGCTGATCGGCGATAGCCGCCTGCACCACGGCCTCTGCCTGAGCGATACGAGCCGACCTGTCGGCCAGTGCCGCCTTTACAGCCAGGCCAGACTTGGCAACGTAGTTGGTGAGCGCGGCCACGCCGGCGCCGCCCATCGCTACCGCCACCAGGTCAACGTTGTCCGCCAGGGCGATCAGCACGCTCGACAGGCCCGCCACGGCGCCAGTCTGCTCTTCCATACCGCCGAGGAAAGTCTGGACGGCGTTGCCAATGTTCACCAACGCATCCTGCACGCTGGTAGACATGTCAGCCGCCGCCTTGCGGTTAGCCTCCACGGTGCGCAACAGGCCGGTGTTGATGTCATCAAGCGACAGCTTGCCCTGCACGCCAAGCCTGCGGATTTCTTCGGCGCTCTTGCCGGTGGCAGTGGCAATCGCAGTGACGATGGTCGGCATGGCTTCTTGAATCGACACCCAGCCATCGGCCTCGACTTTGCCGGTCTGCAGCGCTTTCGAATAGGCATCCAGCGCAGAGCCGGCCTTGTCGGCTGCCGCAGCGTTGGTTACCAGCAGGAAGCTGAAGCTGTCGGTGATGTCGAGCGTTTGCTGAGTGTTGAAGCCCAAGCTGCGCATCACGTCCGCAGTGCGGATGTACAACTCCTGGGCCTCGGCCAGGGGCCGGTAGGTTTCCTGGGCTGTGCGCAGCAGGTGCTCCTGCACCATCTGGTATTCGCCAGCACTGCCAGCGGCGGCCTTCATCCGGTCGGACATCTGCCCGTAGGCATCGACCTGCTTGATGATGCCGCCAATGATGCCTGCCCCGGCCACGGCGGCGAAGGCGCCACGGATCAACACGCCGGCCTGCTGCGCCGCGCCACCCGCGCTGTCGAACGCTGAGTCCACTTGAGCAAGGTTGCGGTCGATAGACTGCGAGGTGCGCGCCACCACCTGGTCAGCGCTGGCCAGCTCGCGGCGCAGCTGCGCCGTGGTGGCCTCGATCTGGACCAGCATCCCCTGGACTTGTTGGTCGGCCATGCAAATCTCCAAGCACAAAAAAACCGCCCGGAGGCGGCACGCTATCTACTGTTTGGGCCGCCCTCGCAGGAAGCTTTTCAATTTTTCCGCCACGCCCTGCCGGGTCGGTGGTTTCTCGGCGGCTGTCTGCCCTTGTGCCTGGCCACGCCCTGTCCAATCGAGCCGGGCATCAAGCGCGAGCATGATGTGCGGGATCGGGGTGTGCCACGCGATATCGGGCGGCCAGCCAAGCCAGCCGGTAGCCACGCCGAATAGGTAGTCAACGTAGCTCCCGTTCTTCACTGCGCTGTGCTGGCCGCCTCGTCCTTTCCCCGGGCGGCCACGCTCGGCGGTACCGGATTGAGCAGCACGGTGATGAAGTCGGTCAGCTGCCCCGACACCTTGGCCACGCCCGTGCGGAACACATCGCCCGCGATGACCGCGTGCTCGTCGGGCTTGAGATTGGCGCCGGCGATGACGATGTCCGCACAGGCGGTGATGCTCATCAGCCTCATGGATTCCAGCGCCGCACGCAGCCCGCCGAAGCGGGATTCGATGAGCAATGCCGCGTCCAGGGTGGGCTTGAGGGTGTAGCTGCGGCCACCGATCACCAGCGTGACGGTACCGTACAGGGCTTCACTCATTGGGATTCTCGCAGTAAAGGACGGGGCTCAGCCCCGCCGGTCAAGGGACAGCCGGGCCGGCCGGGATTTCGATGATGTCGGTGTTGATCGCGAACGTCATGTTGCGGCGCACCACGTTGTCAGCCGAACCTGCGGCCACGGTGTTATTCATCACCTTCACACCGAAGTAGAAGGTGGTAGGCAGGATGGCGGGGGTGGCGGTCGGATCGCCGTCGTTGAGCGTGATCTTGACGTTGTAGTTGCCCTTGGTGCGGTCTTTGTGTGCGACCGCCACCGCTTTCTGACCAGCATCGCCTGCGTCCAAGCCGACCGCCAGGGTCATGTTGCCGGCGTCAGCGGTACCTTTGTACTTGCGCACACGGCCGTCGCTCAGGGCGGTGAAGTTCACGGCGCTGAACGTATCGCCGAATTCGCCCAAGTCTTCGATCTCGCCCACCTGGACATAGGTGTCGGCCTGGTACTCAGCGAGGGAGGCTGGGGCGGTCTTGCCGCCGAACGCGAGCCGGCAGCCGGCGGCTGTGTTGAGGTTGTCTTCGGCCATGGGGGATCCTCCAAATGGCATTGGATAAAGCCGCTGCGCGGCCGGTAGTTGATTCAGTGGGTGGTGATCACGCGGACGGTGATCGAGCCTTGGTAAGTGATGCCGTCGGCATCGCGCTGGGCGTCGGCCTGCTCGACCCTGACGGATACAGCGCGGCCCACCTCCAGCAGCAGCCGGCGTTCGTCCAGAGCAGCGATGACTTCGCCGTTGATGCGTTTCACCTCTGCCTGGCCCACGGCATCGGACCAGACTGACAGGTACAGCAGGCGCGTTTCGCGTTTGCGGCCCGAGATGGGGCTGCTGTTGACCGAGACCTCCCGATCAATGGAGACGTATGGCATTTCCGCATTCAGCGGTGCACCGTCGTAGATCGGGCAGCTCACCTCAGACTGCAGCCTGGCAAAGATGGCTTCCTGCAAGGCCAGCGATGGATCAGCCATTGCCTACCCCCTGGCTTGCCTTGCGTAGCGTGCGCTGCACAGCCGCATCGATGTCGGCCATCACATACTCCCGATTGACGTCCATTGATGGACGAAGCCAGGGATGTGCCGGCCTGGCCGGAATCTCCGGGTATTTGCCAAAGAAGTGAGTGCCATCGCTCTTGTTGGTGGCGCGCCGGTTTCGATCACCGGCCCGTTTGCCGCCGGTGTAACCCTTGGTACCGTACTCGATGAAGCGCAGGTAGAAGAACCGGCGGTTGTCGCGCTTACCGCGTATGCCGATCTGTGCATCCAAGCCGCTGGGCGAGACGTACACCTTGAGCGCGGCGGCGGCGGCCCCGGTATCTTTCGGAATCAGCTGCCGCTGGCTCTCCAAGATCCGGTTGGCCGCCTCCAGCATGGCCGGCTGAAGCTCGTTGTCCATCGTCTTGTGAATGTTTCGCAGCGTTCGGCGTAGCCGAATATCGCCCCGAATGCTGGACCGGCGTGCCATGGCTCACTCCTTGGCCTGGGCGCCCTTCGCCGGCTTATCAGCGGTGGTGGCCTCGTCTTTGATTTCCACGGCATAGCCGCGGGCGATCAAGCCATCGCCATATGCCTTGTCGACGACAAAGACCTCGCCCTTCTCGCGCTCACCAGCGGCGCCGGTAAGCGGCCCCAATGCTTGAATTTTCATGGTTCACCTCATGGGTTTGGGACGCTGGAGCACAACAGCCGCAGCATGTCCCGTTCGTTGTTGAGCAACGGCGCCTCTACCTTGTAGGTCATGCCCGTGCGTTTCTCGGTCAGCCGCCAACCGGCGACGATGTCCGAGCGGGGCCGGACGCGGATCTCGGCGCTGATCACCGCCTGCAACTGCTCGGCCACAGGCGAGACCCTACCTGTCGGCGTGGTGACCTCTGCCCAGACTTCGCCGACCTCGAGCCAGGTCTCGGTGGCACCGCCGGAGCGGTTCTGCTCGCGGTGGGGCTTGTAGATTCGGCAGCGGTGCCGCATGGGTCCGGCTTTCATCAGAAGCGCTTCCTGTACCAGAGCAGCCTTTCGACGGCGAGCGGCATCGCCGTGGCGATAGTGCCCACAGCAACGGCCTCGCGGTTGGCGTACCAGTGGCCGACCAGCAGAAGGACGGCCTGCTCGACATCGCCGGTCAACCCCATTTCCTCGGGCTCAACCGGGTCAGTCTCTACCAGCTTGCGGTCGCAATGCTGCTCGACATGGGCCTTAGCCGCCGCAACGTAGCCGCCGATCAAGGCATCTTCCTCGTCGCCGTCGACCCGCAGGTGCATTTTCACGGTGGCCAGGTCGAGCATTTACTTGACCTCGGCTGCGGCTTTTTCTGCGGCCGCCTTTTCAGCAGCCGCTTTCTCAGCCGCTTCCTTTTCGGCGGCTTCCTTTTCAGCTGCCACTTTTTCAGCTGCGGCTTTCTCAGCAGCAGCCTTATCGTCCTTGGGCGCAGCCGGCTTGGTTTCCTTCGGCTTGGCCGCCCGGGGCTTACCGCTGGCATCAACCTCCACGGCCAGGCCCTTACCGATCAGGGTGTAGGCGTACTCGTCATCTGCCTCATCGAAGGTTTCGCCAGCTTTGATCTTGTTCGAGGTGGCGCCCAACAGAGCGCCATTGCCCACGAACCCCCACAGAATTTTGATTTTCATGCTGCCTCCAGAAATGAAGAGGCCGGCTATATGCCGGCCTTCGGTGGGGTTAGGCGGTCGGGAAGCGCCCTTTCACTAAGGCTTCCTTGCGGCGCACGCCCAGGCCCAGGCGCTCCTCAACCAGCAGCGCACGTTCGTTCTTGATGAACTGATCGTTGATCAGGCCCATCTTGAACACGAACGACATGCGATCAAACAGCGTGGTGGAGCGGGCGAAGTTCGCCACCAGGAATTCACCACCGGTGGTGCCATCGCCCTCGTCCATGCTGTCGGAGGTGATCACCGGACGGCCCCAGAGGATTGGGGTAACCAGGCCTTGCAGGTTCGCAAACAGGTAGCGGTTTTCGCCGTCCTTTTGCAGCTCGATGTTCATCCAGTCCAGCTCGGTCATCACCGTCCCATCGGCGGACATTTGCGACTGCTTGCGCACCTGGTAAATGGCGCGGCGAACCAGATCGATGGCGGTATCGCCAGCTTTGCTCAGGGCGGTGTCGTAGGTGGTTGCCTGGGTCATCAAACCCGGCAGGTTCTCGCCGGTACCATCACCTTTGAGGATCTGCGCCTCCTCTTCCAACTTGAGGTCATAGCGGAGCAGTTGCTGCAGGTAAGCGAACATCTGCGGCACGTCATCCAGCGCCTCGTCGGTCACCGGCATCCAGACTGCAAGTTTCTTCACGCGATCGGTGACCGGCTCAAAGGTGACGTTGCTGGTCGGCTTCAAGCCGCCCTCGGCCACTGGTGCTGCGCCTCGGGTGTGCAGTTTCTCACGGAAGTAGGTGTACTGCTGGCCGGTTACCGGGATGGAAGTCAGCAGGTCACGGATGCGCAGTTCCTGGCGGATACCCGGTTGAATCACTGGATCATAGACCGGCGCAACGATGCCGGCGCTGGTCACCTTCATTTCCTTCATGCTGGCCATGTCAGACTTGGTGACTTCGAGCTGAGCCAGCGCGGCGTTCTTCTGATTCAGCGACTTGTAACTCTCGTCGCCCTTGATCAGGTCGATGAAGCTTTTGCCCTCGCCGGGCTGGCCGCGCAGTTTGACGCCCTTCTGCTCCAGATCCACGACCTGGTCGATGACTTTCTGCAGCTCGCCCTTTTGGTCTTCGATCTGCTTTTTCAGGTCACCAGCGACCTTGTTGCCCTTCTCGACCTCTTCCATGGCCGCATCGTATTTTTTCTGCAGCCCTTCGAAACCGCTCTTCAGTTGCAGCTCCAGGGTGTCCTTCAGTTCTTTCACTTCGCTCATGGCGATACTCCGAAATGGTGGGTGAACAGGTTGGAAATGTCTTTCAGCTCATCCACGATCGCCGTGGCCTCGCTCCCGCCGTCACGGCGTAGCGCGGTGTAGCCGAGCGAAGCGACTGCCGCCGCTTCCTTCTGCGAGAGACCCATGCGCTCGCGCAGGGCCTTCTCGAAAAGCCTGATATCCGACTTGACGCTGAGGACTTGCGCCTGAGGGTTCATGCCGAACGGAACGAAAGAGGCTTCCCACAGTTCGGCCTCCTTGATGACACGGACGCGGCGCCCGTCACGCTCACCGGGGTCCGCCTGAATGGTGTTGAAGCCAATCGACATACTGTCGAGGATGTCCGCTTTCATCAGTTCATAGGCGTCTCGGGCATAGCTGACGTTGAGGTTGACCTGGCCTTTCAGGTACAGGCCATGCTCGTCCTGGCGGTAATCGGCGGCGCCAACCAGGCGGGTCAAGTCGTGATACAAGGCCAGCTTCAGCTTTCCGCCACGCGTTGCTTTCACCCGGGTGAAAGCGCCAGGCAGGATCACGTCGTCACCCAGGTCTACGTTATTGAACACCGCCGCGTAGCCTTCGAAATTGCCGGCTTCGTCCACGGCCTTGAGCTCGAACGGGCATTCAAGGTTCGCCATTGGTTTGCATCTCCCACCGGGTGACCCGGTTGTATTCGTCGCCTTCCAGGGGAGGCAGGTTCTCTTTCGCTCGCACTTCGTTGATGGTCATCCAGCCCGAGCCGCCAGAACCGCCAAGAGCGCCGCCGTAGTACGTCGACCGACCCGCGCTATCGGCACGCATCAGCCCTTCAACCACGAACTCAAGGAAGCGCCCAGTGGTACCGAACAGCTTCACGTTGAGTTCGTCTTCGATGGTGTCGATGTAGGGCTTGAGCCCAAAGGTGATGAAGCCGATCAGTTGCTGCTCCAGGTTGGAGCCCATGATCGAGGTCTTGCCGGCACGGTTCGCCAGCCAGAGCGGTACGCCGTAAATGCCCGCCAGCGCTTCCTCTTGGAATTGCTGGGACTCGATGAACTGCGCATCTTTCTGCGTGATACCGGCGGGATGGATCTTTGGTCCGCCCTGCAGGATCGCCATCTTGCCAATGTCGTCGGTGTCAGCCTTGCGGACATCCGGAAAGCGCTTGAGGATCTGCTCCTGCTGCTGTTCGGTCAGAAAACCGTCGTAGATGACGTAGCCGCCGGTAAAACCCCCTTTGCGCATGAACCGGGCTGACCACTGCTGGCCCGCCTTGGCCAAGCCCATGGTCTCTGCCTGGTACTCGAGCGGGGAAAGCCCAACAATCCCGTCCAAGCTGAACAGCTTGAAATGCAGCATGTTCTCGGGCGACACCGGAAACGGGTCGCCCTCGGCAGGCGTCACCGTGTACAGCAACTCGTCTTCGGTATCGATCTTGACCGTTCGGCCGTCCAGCGGGACCAGACCGATCACATCGCCCTGCCCGTTGCGCTCGATCAACGCGAAGGCGTTGCCACGCAGCGCCATGTTCACGACCACGAACTTGAGAAAGTTCAGCATCGTCATGTACGGGTTGGGCTTGCGCAGCAGCTTGAGCATGCGGTCGTTGCCGCTGATCATCTGCCGACCGCCCTGCCTGTCCTCGTACAGCTTCAGAGGCAAGCCGCTCAGCGATTCCGAGAGAACCTTGACGCAGGACCAGACCATGCTGATGGAGAGCGCCGTCCTGGTGGTGATTCGCACGCCCGCCTTTGTCCGTCTGCCGCCCACCTCCAGATCGGCCTCCACATAGTTCCCGGTGGCCGGGTCGGTGTAACCGAAGAAGCCCCATGTCGCGGGGTTGTACCATTTGAATGCCATGGTCAGCCTATGAGGTCGAAGAAGCCGTGATTGAGGTAGTTGTCCATACCGCTTTTCGCTTCTGGATTGAGCGCCATCAGCGTCACGGCGTTGAACAGCGCCATGAGCGGGTCGATCTTCGCCGAACCGCTGGCCTGCTTCGTGATCAGGATCGAGTTCCCTCGCGGCTCAACACGAGCATTGCCGCAGCACCAGGCCATCATTGGCTGACCGCCGTGCAGCAGAGCGCCCTCTGCCAGCTTGCGCTCCGCAGTCTTGATTGATCCGCCCAAGCGCCAGCCTTGCGATATGCCGTCGATCTTGTCGCGAGGTATCCCGGCCGCCTCCAGGGCATCGAGAATGGCGCCGACACCGGCCGGGTCGAGGCCTACCTTGTCCAAGAGCCCTGCCTGCTCAACCTTCGCGACCAGCTGCGCCACGTTATCGATGTCATCGCCGATCCGGTTGACCAGAGTCAGGTGCCCATCCTTGGCGAAGTCCCGAATGCGCGGTGCTTCTGACTTTCGGCGCTCCAGCACCGAGGGGTGCGCCCAGGCGTGAGTCCAAGTCAGCCAGCGCCGAGTGCCTATTTCACGCCCGATGGCTGCCAGCCCCAGCAGGTCGTCCAGTCCGCCACCGTCGATGCCGATGTCGATCACCTCGCAGCGCTCGATCAGATCATCCAGGGTCTTGCACAGCTCGGAGGCTTGTTGCTCCCAGTAATCAGCGCCAGCCCAGCGATCAGACAGCAGCGCCAGGCCGATCTCGACGTTTAGGTGCTTGGCAAGGAAGCCGCGAAATGACTCTTCCCCGTCCATCTGGGCTTGGGCATAGCCCCGCTCAATGAACGGCTCATCGACAGACAGCCCCAAGTTCGGGTTCGTGATGTAGGCGTTGGAGAAATCCCGATGCGCCCCAGCATCGAGCATCGCTTTCGGGAACTCGTACAGCACCGGCAAGAACGACTTGTCGACAATCTCGCCGTCGCGCACCTTGCGGGCATACAGAAGCTTCTGCCGGAACACGCCGGCCGGCGGCGCATCAGACTGGGTGGTGGCCCAAATAATGAAGCCCTCTGGCCGAGACGCCAGGCCACCTGTGGCCTCTCGCAGCATGGCCTCGGCATTCGCACGCTTGCCGAACACCCATAGCTCGTCGACGAAAACGCCGATAGCCTTCTTACCTGACACCGTCTCGCTGTCGGCAGCCACCACCTTGAGGGTGGCGTTGGTTTGCCGGTGGGTCACGGTGCGCAGGTGATCCTGCACCTTGAGCAAGGCGTCCAGCTCCTCATCCGCCCGCACCATGTCGCGGATTGGGATGTAGGAGTTGTCAGCGATTTCCTTCGTAGGCGCCAGGATGATGAACTCACCCGAAGGACGCCAGTTCAAGATCAAGGCGGTCAGCATGATGCCGGCGGCGATCGTGGACTTTCCGTTCTTCTTGCTGATCAGCAGCATGAACTCGCTGACCAAGCGCCGGCCTTCATCTGGGTCATACGCCCCGAAGATGGCGGCCACGAACTGATTCACCCAGTCGCGCACGGTCTCGGACATCAGCGGACTGCCGGTGGCATCGACCATTCGCAGCGCGCCGAACACGTCCAGGGCTTCCTCGGCCTCGGTCGGGAACAACGGTTTGAACGGGATGAGGCTCTGCCGGCTGACGATGCGCTGCTCCCAGTCGGGGCATGCAGTTGTCCATTCCATCATTTCACCGACCTCAGCGGGCCGCGGCGTGCGCCGAACTTGCCAGCCGAAGCCTGCTCAGCTTTGGCCTGGGCCTGGTCCTTCTTGCCGCTCTCCCCTTTGCGAGGATGCACGAAGGGCATCAGTGCCTTGGCTGCATCAACACGCAGCTTCGGCTCCGACTCCAGGTCGTTCATTACCGACAGCAGGAAGTCCTTTGGGTCGCGGTGCAGCAACGCCTGCATGAGGTCGAAGCCGGCAGGCTCCGGCTCGGTGTGTTCGTCCTTCGCGTCGGCGGGTTCGGTCGTCGAATCAGCCTGCGTCGATGGCTCCGGCGCAGGCTTGGCTTTAACATGCGCTTTAACATCTGCTTTAACATCTGGCGGCATCAGGCCGAGGGCGCGGAGCTTGGCCAACTCGGCCGCCACGTCCTTGTCCTTCACCAGCCGAGACCCCGCCGCAGACGCGGTCTTCTCGGAATAACCCGCAGCTACAGCTGCATCTCGATTGGACGCACCTTCCCTCAGCGCTGCGATGAAAGCGCGCTTGCGGGATGTTAAAGCCATTTAACAAAAATCCTGTGGGGGAAAAAAATCTGTACGTGGGGTCGGAGGCGGTCTAGCTAGGTGAGAATCGCTATATTTTGACCTCCCCCCACCCTAGCAGCACGTCACTGGCGTGCCTCGAAGCCTTCGGATGCGCCTCGCGACTATCTGCTGACCATCAGCGGACCAGGCCAGCAGCCTCCTCGGCCTGCTTGACCGAGTCGTGGCAGGGCTTGCAGAGCGGCTGCCAGTTGGCCTGATCCCAGAAGAGATCCTTGTCGCCTCGGTGCGCCACGATGTGGTCGACGACGCTGGCTGCAGCCGTTTGCCCTTGCCGGCCGCAGTAGGCGCAAAGCGGGTTGTCACGCAGGTATTGCTCTCGTGCTTTCTGCCATCGGTAGTCGTAACCGCGTTGGGAACTGGTCATGCCGCTCCGCCAACTGCCAGGCGTGACCACCTTCACTCGCGACCCTGCGCTCTCCTTAATGCGTGAACCGAGCGTCTTGAGCCGGGCCATCAGCCTTGAGCCTTGCGGGACAGGAACAGATCGGAATAGCCGCGAAGCTTCTCCACTCCCATGAAGCCGACGGCACCGCCTGCGAAGGTAGCCATTCCCTGCGGCAGCCCCATCCACTCAAGCAGCGGTACCAAGGCCAAGGTAATGAGCCCGCAGAGTGCGCCCTCCAAGATCACTTGTCGCCGTGTGCCTCCGCCGTACACAACCCGGAGGGCAGCGATCGCGACCGAAAGGCCAGCGGCATACAGCTGAGGCTGGTGAGCCAGCACCCAGGCGAGCACAGCGGCCCACAGGCCAGGATCCTTCTCGGGCATGTTCGGCATCTCAAGTTCCTCCCTTCGCCGGGAGTCAGATATAAAAAAACCCCAGCAAATTCTGAGGTCTGAAAGTCGTGCTTTTCGTGGATTCCCTTATTTTTCCTATGGATCTAGACTTCGCAGCTCATTCACTAGAGGTGTTAATCATGGAATCAAAGGAAAAGGCTTTTCACATCGCTGTAGCCTTGGTAGCAAACGGAACCCTGAAGTTCGACTTGGACGACTGCCTTGCCGGGATCCAAGCCATTGAACAAGCGCAGCAGAAAATCTACGAAGGCTACAAAGACCGCTCCGCTGCAAAGGTCTCTGCGGCGCTCGACTCGCTGAAGGGATTCAAGCCATAAAAAAACCCGGCCTAAGGGCCGGGTTTTATCGTCAGTCCTCAACGTGCGCAGGAATGACAGGATGGCATTAATTTCTCTCACTCTCTCACCAATGTCAACAGGTAATTACGCTGCTTCTTTGATGAGCAATCCTTCTACCTCCAGAATCACCCGCACTTCGATCAGCGCATCGTCAACCATACCGTCCAGCTTCTCCTTGATCCCGGACCGCCAGCGATAGCGAGTTGGCTCCGGCGTTCCGTCCAGATCCCATGTATTCATGTCGTAGAAGCTGTCGGGCAGAACAATCAGGTCTTCGGCAAGCGCCTCCGCTTTCTTCCGCTCAGACTGACCCGCCGCCAGTGCAGCATCGACTAGGTTGTTACGACGCCACTCCGGCGCATCCAGCGGTATGTCTACCGAGACAGAGCGCGGGCCTTTCCGGCGAGCCCCTTTCAACTTAGGCACAGCCCAGGCGGTGACCGCCTTATAGATAAATAGCTGCGGTGCCGGGCTGGCGATCAGTGGCGCAATGGCCGAGATACCCTGTAGCTTCTTCCCCTTGTTGGTGGCGTACTTGGCATTCAGCGCCTGCCAATGCCGAGGAATCAACAAATGGTGCAGGCGAGCGGACAGCCAGTAGTCCACCTGATCCCGATCAAAGCCACCCGACTGCCCGCCAAGGGAAGCCAAACAACCGCCCTCCTCCTCTGCCGATTTGTACAGCTTCTGCCAGGCCTGAGCCTTCGCCGCCCCCTTCTCACCCGCCGCCAGAGCGGCAACTACTGCACCCGAAACGCTGCTGTAAACCATGGTCCTTCCCCCTCAATCACCGGTGTAGTTGGTGCCGCCGGCGCCGCGCCGGTTGCTTCCCTGATATGTCGCCTCAGGCCCGGATGCCTGAGGGTTCTTCAACTGCTCGATCTGCCGCAGCGCGGCCCGGAGCCTCATGCTGAGCTGGGTCACCAGTTCATCCAGGGCCAGGGCCTCGCCGGTTGCAGCCGCCACAAAGCCAGAGGCATTGCAGTGGCCGCATGGCAGTTCGTGAAACACACCCTGAGTGACCGCTCTCCCACGGCACAAAGGGCACAGAGCCAACTTGATCGCAACCTTCTTGAAGGCAGGGCCATGGCTCTTCCTTGTCACTTCGAATCCTCGCTAATTACAAATTCGGCAAGGTGGCTGGAAGCCTTGTGTTCCGCTGGCTCGCCCGAATTCTGTGAAATTTCGGATAAGGCCCTGGTAAGGCCGTGAATGGCACCAAAGCCGATACCGTCTAACCAGGCGTGCCACTTCTCCAGGGCTGCCCGGCGCTGCTGCATGGCCTGGGTGTGGATGTAGGTGCTGGCGATCTTGCCCAGCGTGTGGTTCAGCAGCATTTCGCCGATGTGGCCGTCGATACCGAGGTCGGTCCAGGTGGTGCGGGATACCTTGCGCAGGTCGTGACTGGTCCACTCACCCTGCCCCAGTCGGGTGAACACCATGCTCGCCTGGGTTTCGCTCAGCGGCAGCCCGCGCCGGTTCGGGAACAGGTAGACGCCCTCATAGCCATGGGCCTGCTGAATCGCCCGGTACCGGAGCAGCAGCGCCTTCACCTGACCGGTCAGCGGCAAGCGGTGCTCGGTGCGGGTCTTCGTGTTAGCCGCTGGAATGAACCACTCGGCAGCGGCCAGGGAGATCTCGCTCCAGCGCGCCATGCGCGTTTCGCCAATCCGGGCACCGTGGGCCAGCATCATCAGGGCCAGCATGGCGTGGCCCGGCTCATCGTCGAAGGCCTTGGCCAGCTGCTGCATCAGCTCCGGAAGTTGCACGTCACGCAGGCGCGCGGCCTTGGGCAGAATCCTGGCCTTGGTGAAGTCGTTGAAGCGCATCCCGGCCATTGGGTTGCGGTCGATCAGCCCCAGCTGCAGGGCCTGACGGAAGGCGGTCAGAAGCAGTGCGAACATCTGCCGCAGGTAGGACAGCGACACTTCGGCCTGGCATGGCCACATCAGGTGCTTGTCCAGCGCATCGGCATTCACACCAGCCACGGCCAGGTCATCCAAGCGCGGCTTCAGGTGCTGGGCAATGGCGGATCGGGCGCCGGCCTTGCGCTTCGCCGACAGCGAGCGGTCACGCGCCATCCGGTCGCCGTACCAGTCCAGCAGCTGACCCACGGTGGCTATGCCCGACACCACCGGAGCGGTTGCCGGGTCGCGCAGCAGGCGCTGACGCAGCGCGGGCAGCTCAGCAATCACCGCCGCCACAGTCAGGTCAGGCCAACGGGCGACCGGCACCCACTTCTTGCCGCGCACCAGGTGCCAGGTGCCGCGCTCGCGGTTGCTCCAGAAGCGCAGGTACAGGCCAGGGTGACGCGGGTCGCGCAGGTCGCGCACCGACTTGTCAGCGGCCTGCCGGCGCACTTCGGCCTCGCTCAGCTTCACCTCCCGGGTCGCGCTCATGCAGCCACCGTGGCAGGCAGCAGCAGGTACGAGCGGATGGCCTCGACCGCGTCGATGTTGCCCCGGCACACGATGGCCAGGTAGTTCTCATTCGTCAGCAGCTGCAGAAAGGCATCCTGGCTGGCCGAAACCGGCGCATCGAACGGCGGCTTGGCCTTGAACTCGATGTACAACCCGAAGTACCCGCCGCGCGCCATCGGCAGCACCAAGTCGGGCACACCGGCCTTGACGCCCTGCCCTTTAAGCTTGGCAGCCACGGCCTTGATCCGGTGCCCGCCGTTCGGGACGTGGTAGATCAGTTTGTAGGCCTGCGGGTAGCGCAGCTGCAATTCTTTCATCAGCGCGGCCTGCTCCTGCCCTTCCCTGTCGACGGGCTTGGCGCGAGCCGCTTTGGCCTTGAACGGGCGAAGGGCGGGAACTGTCATGCGACTTCCTTGCGTGCTGCGTAGCGGGCCGACAACGGCCGCTCGGATTGGGTTGAGGCCTTGGCCGGCGGCTGCCAGCTGGCCGAAAGGGTTTCGAAACGGTTGTACTGGCCGAGGAAGGCTGCGCGTACGGTGCCGGTCTCGATGTCGCGACCCTTGCCGACAATGATCTCGGCTACGCCCACGAACTCACTGTTCTCGTGGTAGACCTCGTCGCGGTACACGAAGAGGATCACGTCGGCGTCCTGCTCGATGGCGCCCGACTCGCGAAGGTCCGAGTTCACCGGCCGCTTGTTGGGGCGCTCCTCGCACTTGCGGGAGAGCTGACTCAGCAGCACGACCGGGATGCCCAGTTCACGGGCCAGCAACTTGCAGCCGCGACTGATGCTGCTCACCGCTTCGGTGCGGTTGCCTCCCTCACCATCCATCAGCTGCAGGTAGTCGATCATCAGGATGTCCAGGCCGTACCGCATCTTGTGCCGGCGCGCCAGGGAGCGGATCCGACCAACCGTGGCGGCGGCGCGGTCGGCGATGAACAGGTTGGCGTGTTTCAGCTTGGCCGCTGCGGCGCAGAGTTCGGCACCATGCGACTCACAGGCAGAGCCGTTCTTGATCAGGTTGAGAGGGATCCGACCCTCGGCGGCAACAGCGCGGTCAATCAGCTGGCCTTTGCTCATTTCCAAACTGATGACCAGGCCGGACTTTTTCTGGCGCACCACGGCGTCCAGCACGAAGCCCATGGCCAGAGTGGTTTTGCCCATGGCTGGGCGGCCGGCCACGATGATCAGCTGCTCGGGCTGCAGGCCACCCAGCTTCTCGTCCAGGTCGGCCAGACCAGTCGACAGGCCAATCAGTGTCTCGCCGCGTGACAGCCGGTCGTGACGCTCCTGCCACACCTCCAGCTGGTCAGCCATCAGGTCGGCAGCCTTCACCACCTCTTCGCCGTCACTGCCCGCGTCGATGCCCATGGCAGCCGCCTGCACGGCCGCGATCTTGTCTTGGATGTCGCCGCTGCCCTGCACGATCTCCAGGGTTCGGTCACTCAGGTCGTACAGTGCGCGCTCAATGGCCCGCTCACGAACGATGCCGGCATAGGTGCCCGCACTGGCCACGCTCGGGGTGTTGGCAACCAGTGAGGCGCAGTGACCCAGGGCCCGATCACCGTTCTCCAGCACGCCGATCTGGTCGGCCACGGTCAGCAGGTCGACAGCCTTGCCGGCAGCGCGCAGGGCCAAGATGCCGCGGAACACCTCGGCGTTTTCGGCGAAGTAAAACGACTCGGGCGACAGGTCATCGGACAGGGTGTCAATCAGCTCCGGGCGCTGCAGCATGGCACCCAGCAGGCCGTGTTCGGCCTCGGCGTTGTAGGGCTCACGCATGATAATTGCCCTCCACTACCTTCACGAAGTTGGACGGGGCAATCAGCCAGTCGAACGTTGCGCGGAAAGGCTTGGAGCCGTTACGGCCTTCGACCTTGCCCATCAAAAAGGCGGAGGTGCTGACCTGGAAGAAGTAATCAGCCCAGAAACCCAGGTCGCGATGCACATCGCTTTCGCGCCAGCGGGCCTGGAGAGCGCGCTTGCGGGTGTCGTTGAGAATGGCAACGCCTGGCAGCTCGGGAAGGGCCTTGTGGAACAGGTCGACAATGGCCTGGTACGGGCACGACTCCATCGCTGGCTTCTGGCGAGGAGATTTCGCTTGGCCTGGTTGGCGCTCGGCGCCGACGACTACTCCGTCAGGAGTAGTATTTGTGTTTCTTTCTTTATTGTGTGTCAGGAACGCCACATTGGACGTGTCGGAAACGCCACACTGTGGCACTTCTTTTGGCTTGTTTGGATGGGTGTTTTTCTTGTCGATCTTCCACTCGCCGACCGGGGAGAAACCGATCGGACTGCGGCTACCACCTTCACGGTGAATCACACCCTGGCGAAGCAGCTCGGAGATTGCCCGGGACACGTCTTCTCGACGGATTCCGGACATCTGGGCGATGTACGACGCTGCGATGCAGGCGCTCTCCAGGTTGTAGCCAGCGGTTTGGCGGTGGATTGCCAGGGCGACACGAAGCTCGCGGCCTGACAGCTCAGCCCCAATCAGGGCCTCGTACAGGTCGTTGTCCATACGGGTGAATCCGCTTTTCGGTTGGATGGTGGTGACGGTGCTCACACGCCACCTCCGCACAGCGAAGCCCGCAGGTGCTCGACACACTCGCGACGGAGTGCGGATTTCGAGGAGGCTGCGTACTGGAGGCGAATCATTCGCGCGGCATGGAGTGCGGCGGACTGGTGATAGGCTTTCTGGTGCGAAACGGCCAAGGGTGCGGTGTTGCTTGCATCCATTGCAGAGTGCATAATCGACCTCGTTTTGTTGCTGTTGAAGAAGCCGGGCTGCCACCCGGTTTTTTTATGCCTGCGATTCAGGTACTGGACGGATGAACAGCAGGACGGTCTCACTACTGGCTGAGGGCCAGGTCACGCATACTTCATCTCGTCAGGCTGCTGACCTGTCTTGCCCAGGAGGCGGGAAAACGTCATCCAGGGCACAAGCAGCGCCAAGCTTGTTGAGCGCCGATACGATCTTGCGAGCCTCTTCCAGCCCGGGATTTCTGCGACCAGCCTCGTAGTTAGCGAGGCGCGACTGATTCCAGCTGAGCGCTCGTCGAAGGCTGGCCTGACTGATACCCGCCCCCTCTCGGATTTTGCGGACGTTGTTCATAGGGGTTCCTCGTTGACTTGGGCTCAGGATAAACACGCATCGTGTTAATGGCAATCACAAAGAGTGAAAGCACGACATTTCATAACGTGATTAAAATCGCGACCATGAATGAAACCCTCGGACAACGAATCAAACGCCACCGCAAAGCTGCGGGCCTCTCTCAGGCGGCGCTGGCATCCGCTTGCGGCTGGAAGTCACAGTCGCGAGTTGGCAACTACGAAGCAGACAGTCGGGAGCCATCGCTGGCTGACCTGCGGCTGATAGCGAAGGCACTCGGTGTTGATGAATCGGAAATCATCCTCGACTACAAACCGAGCACGCCGGAGCCAAACCCCAGCCGAGTCGAGCCAAATGCGGTTCTCTTGGGCCCGATTGACGTCTGGGATGACGACACGCCATTGGATGAGGACGAGGTCTATGTGCCTTACCTGAAAGAGGTTGAGCTTTCGGCAGGCCAGGGGCGCACGGTTGTGGAGCAGTCACACACCCGCAAGCTACGCTTTGGCAAGCTCACTCTAAGACGACAGAACGTTCAGCCAAGTGAGGCCGTCTGTGTAACTGTCGGCGGCAACAGCATGGAGCCTGTACTGCCTGATGGAAGTACGGTAGGCGTAGACCAGGGCGCAACTAACGTGATCGATGGCAAAATGTACGCCATCAATCACGGCGGCCAGCTCCGGGTTAAGACACTCTACCGGCTTCCCGGCGGCGGCATCCGCATGCGTAGCTTCAACCGCGATGAACATCCCGACGAGGAGTACAGCGCAGAAGAAATGCTCGAGAAGGAAATAATTATCCTGGGTAAGGTTTTCTGGTCCTCCGTTCTCTGGTAACCCATCACTGTCTCATCTGAAGCCCGGCCTTATGCCGGGCTTTTTGTTGCCTCAGGAAAAAATAATCACATTTCGTGTTGACACGAATAAACACGCTGCGTGATATTAAGCCCATGCCGAATCGACACCGGCCAGCAACGAAGGCAGCGATGGACAGGCCTCAACGGTCCAGAGGGGTGGCAACTGCCCCGGGCGTGCAGCGTAAAGCGCCAATGCAGTTATCCAGCGGGTGAGTGCCGCGGCTGGAGAGAACAACAATCGAGTACCCCGGCCTGTCGCCAGTAGCGAGGCCGGGGAGATTTCACCGCCTGCCCTTGGCAACAGGGGTAGGTGGGAAATCAACAGCCCTAACTACGCGCCCACTTTCTTTGCGATCTGTTCAATCAAATGCACCTCCTGAGCATTCATCGCAGAGATCGCGCAGCCGCATGAAGCGCACTGGACGAAATATATCCGGTGACCGCTTCCAGCCACCTTCGTCTGGGTGGCCAACTCAAACATCGTCGACTCGCACTTTGGACACCGGGTCATCAACGCCATTTTTTTCTCCGTTTTTGGCAGGGGAACTAGAAAGCTAGCACTCAGCCAGCATTCCTCCAGTACAACCTCCCGAGATCAATCATGGACACGATCACTATCGGCGCATGGATAGGCCATCTCGGCCGAGGCCTGGCGCCTCGCGAACTGCAATGCCTGTTGGAAGTAGCCCAGGGCTTCACCACCAAGGAAATCGCCAAGCACTTCGGCATCAGCGAGAGCGGTGTAGAGAAGCGCATCGGCGATGCAATGCTGAAGCTGAAGGTTGCCAGGCGCGCCGCGATGGTCGCCGAAGCAATGCGCCGCCAGATCATTAGCCCGCTCTGCATCGCTCTCGCCGGTCTCATCGCGATGCACGCAGTCATCGACGACGGCGACCCCATGCGCCGCGACCGCCGCGCACCGGAGCGCCGCACCGCTCAAGTTCGAATCGTTCGCAAGGCCGAGGCCTTCGAATACCACGCCTGACCCACCCGAGGATCAACCCATGCAGACAGCAATGCACCCTGCTTTCGAGCAGAAGATTGCCGTGCTCGCGGCCCTGCTCGAGCGCAGCAGGTCAGCCAGGACCGAGGCGCACGCCAAGGTCGGCCAGCCGGCCCCGCGCTACCAGGCTTCGGGCAAGGGGAAGACCTGGGATGTGGTAGAGATCGCTACCGGCGCCGTGCAAGGCTTCGCCTACAGCTACAAGGCGGCGATGCGCTTTGTCGATGCCTGCGAGGCCGGGGCGGCAAGTAAGACAGGCACGCGGCAATGAGCAAGCGCAAACCCCACAACATGCGGGCACGCCTGGAGCGGACTTGCCGGGCCTTGGTTTCGGCCAACCACGCCGCCGTGGTGAACATCGACCCCAGCGGCCAGAAGGTGCTGATCAACTGGAAGAACCTCAAGCAGATCCGCGTGCGCCAGGTTGTCGACGCCGTCTGCGACATCCCGCATCAGTGGACCATCTACCTCAGCGTGCTGTGCCGGACCGAGTTCGGCGAGCGCTACAACAAATCGATCGAAGTCGCTCCGCAGGGCAACTACCGGGCCGAGCACCTGACCGACGTGATCGAGGCGACCTACACAGACCTGCGGGCCACGGCCAATCCTAATCACTTGGTGGCGGCCGGCTGGATCGCCATCCCCACCGACACAACGCTCGACGAAGCAGAGGCCGCCAAGATCTTTGCCGCTGTCGGCGCCTGGAATCAGCAGAAAGCAGCATGAAACGCATCACCGCACGCGTCCGGCACGGCCGGCGCCAGCAGCACATCAATCTGCCGCCCAGCGGACTGAAAGAACTCGGCCGCGAATATCTAATCACGGCCGAGTTGAGGAATTGGCAAGAAACAGAATCCTTAGCCTTTCGTCACGCCAAATACCCGATTGACTATCGCCGACAACAGCTTGTATTCACGAAGATCATCACCACTTTCCAGCAATTTCTCGCCATCAAGCGAAAAAATTGATCCGTCTGGCTTAACTAGGAAGCCATCCAATTCAGTCTCTTTGTCACTCAATCGGTCCCTCACCACGACGCCAGCGCGAAGAGCGACGTCATCGCCCAAGCCTGCCAGAGACGAATGAATTGCGAAGCGCTGACCTACTGCAATCCCGTCTACCCGAGAACTGCTTTCGACAATTTCAAACTCGACTTCTTGACCGAAGTGCTTAGGAGCGACCTCCTGCCAAAACTCGACTATTTCCACCCAGCGCTTGGTAGATCGCTTGTAGGAATGCGCCGTGCTCGATACTAGCTTTTTGAGTTCGTCGTAGGTCTCAAAATCCGATTTTTTCACTTTCTGCTCCATTCGTAACGGGCGGGGTGCCCAGTGCATATCTACCCCACCCGAAAGCAAATTGCCACCATGCCGCATCCGGCCACGGAGGGCGGCGCATGCATGGAGAAAGCCATGAGCTACTTCTACAAGACCGAATCGCCGAAAGTCCTGGCCGCCGCGCGCGACTGGGACGAGAAAAAAGCAGCCTGGAACGCACAGAGCGAGAAGCTGGGCCATGCCTTCGGCGCTGCCGCGTCGACGATGTACAACGGCTCCCGTTACTTCGTTGGAGGCATCAAGCTCAGCGCCAGCCGCGATCTGGACGTGCACTGGTGCCGCCCTGATGAATACGGCTACCGCTCGCTGCGTCGGGCGGCCAAGCATGCCAAGGGCACGGACAAGGAGGCGCGAGCAGCTGAGAAGGCCGAGCACCAACGTCTGGTCGATCTCTGGAAGGAGCACTGCCCTGAAATCATCGACCGGGACGAAATGTGGGAAGCCATGGGCGTAGCGCGTGGGGCGCTGTGGCTAAGCGGTGGGGTTTGCTTTGAGAGCAGTGGCACGGTGTTCCTGAACTTCGGCTGTAAATCCTCATCCGACGGCGTCGACGGCCTGACAGAGATTCTGGGCAGCGAGTACGAAGCTGCCCGCCAGGCGGTACTGAGCGCCCGCAAAGCCGCCTGACCCTCCGGCGCTGCCCGCCAGCGCCTTCCCCTCTCAAACGATGAACGCCTCCCCGGCGAGGATCACCAATGCCCATCACCTACGGAAG